TCCGTCCGCCGGGGCTCGTCGAGCTGGGGGCGGACACGCTCGTCGCCCCCGGCAAACCCGGAAGCTACATCGCCCCCGGGGGAGGAGGCGATCCGCGCCTCTTCCTCCGGGGGTCTCCATTCCCAGGCCCCGTCATGCTCGCGCGCCGAACCCACAAGGGCACGTGGGAGCGGACGCGGCTAACACCAGCAGACATGCCGGTATCCGGCATGCTGCTTCTCATCGCCGGCGGCCTCCCCCTCCCCTCGGGTGGACACAGGGTCGAGGTCGAGGCGGAGGGGCCGGCGGGCGTCATCGCGCGGGTCGATGGTGTGGGGGCCCTCCTCGAGGTCGGGGAGGGCTTTCACTTCCGATTCGACCCCTACCGCCGCGCAGTCGACGTGGGGGTCACGTGGTGAACTCGCGCCGGAAGGGGGCCCGCGGCGAGCGGGAGTGGGCGGCGTGGCTCCGCCGCGTGCTCGGCGTCGAGGCCCGGCGCGGGCAGCAATACTCCGGCCTCGGCGGGCGCGACGTGGTGTCCAGCCTCCCGATCCACTGGGAGGTCAAGCGCACCGAAGCGCTGTCGCTCTACCCAGCGGTTGAGCAGGCGGTCCGCGACGCGGCGGAGGACGAGGTCCCCGTCGTTGCCCATCGCCGCTCCCGCCGGGAGTGGCTGCTGATCCTCCGCGCCGCCGATCTGCTGCGGCTCGTGGAGGCCGTAAAGGGGAGGAAGAATGAGGATTCCTAGAGTTACCGCCATGCAGGTCTCCGTGCTCCCGCCGCCGCGCGTGTGGGAGCGCCTCGAGGCCTATACGCTCCGAGGGGTTCTGCACGTCCCGCGGACGGCGGAGCCGTGCTGGCTCTGGACGGGCCCCGTGAATGGCGCGGGGTACGGCGAGCTGGCGTGGCATCAAGACGTTGCCGGGCAGCGCGTGTACGTCCACGCGCACGCCCACTGGCTCGCCTACGCGCGGGCTCGTCTCGGCGGGCGCACGCCCGCCATCCCGGGGGCCATCATCTCACACCGCTGCGACGTGCGGCTGTGCGTGAACCCCCGGCACCTTTACCTCGGTAACAGGCATTCGAACGCTCGCGACGTGGTTGTCCGCGGCCGCAGTGCCTACGACGGGGTTGCGCGCGCGGTGCGCAACACGTTCCGCGCGGCGGTGGCTCGCGCCGCGGAGCGGGGGCGCCTGTGAGCGAGGAGTGGCTGCGCAACGGGCCGTGTCCTGACTGCGGAAGCAGTGACGCCCGCGCCGTCTACAGCGACGGCCACGAGCATTGCTTCTCGTGCGGGGCCCACACCCGGAGCGGCAGCTCTAGCGCCGAGCCCTCGCCCGCGTCGGCGCCCGGCGGCCTCATCGCGCCCGTCTATCGCGATATCCCGGCGCGCGGCCTGCGCGCGGACGTCTGCCGGAAGCTCGACTACGGCGTCGGGATGTACCGCGGGCGGCCGTGCCACGTCGCCACGTACCACGACACCGCCGGGCGCCCAGCCGCGCAGAAGCTCCGGTTCCAGGACAAGAGCTTCCTGTGGGTCGGGGACCCGAAGCGCGCCCGGATGTTCGGCGCGCACCTGTGGCGCACGGGCGGGCGCCGCATCGTCGTCACCGAGGGCGAGATCGATGCGGTCTCGGTCGCGCAGGCGTTCGGGGGGACGTGGCCCGTCATCTCCGTGAAGGACGGAGCCTCGAGCGCCGTGCGGTGCGTCCGGCAGGAGATGGAGTGGCTTTCCTCCTACGAGGACGTGGTGTTCTGCTTCGACATGGACGCGCCCGGACGCGAGGCTGCCGCCGCGGCCGCCGCGCTGCTGCCGCCCGGCAAGGCGCGCATCGCCCACCTTCCGCGGAAGGACGCGAACGAGATGATCCTCCACGGAGAGGTAAAGGGGCTTCTGTCCGCGATCTTCGAGGCGCGGCCGTGGCGCCCCGAGGCGATTCGCGCCGGCGAGGAGCTGTGGCGGGCGGCGCTCCGACCGACGCCGCGCGGCCGCCCCTACCCGTGGCCGAGCCTCACCGACGTGACCTACGGGCAGCGCCCCGGCGAGATGGTGATGTGGGGCGCGGGTACGGGCGTAGGGAAATCGCAGTTCCTGCGGCAGGTCACCCACGACCTCCTGCGCAGCGGCGAGCGCGTCGGCGTTATCGCGCTGGAGGAGAGCGTGCAGCGCGTGGTCCTCGGCCAGCTCTCCCTCTCCCTCGGCGCGGCCCTCCACCTGCCGCACGTGCGCGAGACGGCGGACGAGGCGGCTCTGCGAAAGGCCTTCGAGGAGGACCTCCGCGACCGGCTCTTCGTGCTCGATCACTTCGGGTCCCTCGATCCTGGCGTGCTCCTGCCGAAGCTCCGCTTCCTCGCCGTCGGGGAGGGGGTTCGGTGGATCGTGCTAGACCATCTCACGATCGTCATGTCCGGCATGGCGGCGGAAGGCGACGAGCGCAAGCGCCTCGACGAGCTGCTCACGGCGCTGCGTACGCTCGTCTCGGAAACGGGCATCGGTCTCCACGTAGTCTCCCACCTCCGGAAGGCGAGCGGCTCGCCGCACGAGGAGGGAGGGCGCGTCACGCTGGACGATTTCCGGGGTACGGGTGCGATCAAGCATCTGAGCGATGTAGTGATCGCACTCGAGCGCGACCAGCAGGCGGAGGACGATCGGCTTCGGCACCTGACGAGGCTGCGAGTACTGAAGAACCGGTTCGTGGGGGTGACAGGGCCGGCTGGTTGGGTAGAATACGATCCGACAACCACCCGGCTCTCAGAAGTGCCGGGCCCGCCGGAAGGGGGAAGCGATGGCGAAGACGATGTACCGTTCTAACGAGACGGCGCTGAAGTTTTCAGAGGTCCCGCTGACGCCGGACGCCATTGGCTCCGAGTGCCGGTGGTGGCACCGGGCTAGCCTGCCGCCGGGGGCTCCTGGCGGCCTCAAGCTGTACGCCACGCGCGCTGACGCCGTGTTCGCTCTGGTGGCGCACCGACGATTGGGGGAGGAGTATGCGGCCGGCCTTCGCTCGGGGCTGATCCACTACCCCTACGATGGGGGCGCGTGGGGGTTTTACGTCGAGCCCCTGCGCCCCCTCGAGGGCCTCTGCGCACCGCCCGACGTCCTTCTCCAGTTGGGCTGGGTGCGCGCCACGGCTGAGGCGCGGCTGTGGCCGCGGTTCATGCGCGCGAGCAGCGAGGGGTGGCGCGACCCCGAATACGGGGTGGTGTACGCCCAGCCCCCTATCCACGAGCTGGCCTCGCCCAGCAACTGGGGGGTCACGAAAAACGGCTCGCGCGTAGTTCTGATGGACTGCGGGCCCGCGACGCTCCGCGGGCGGGTTTCCCGCACGGATGTGTAGCAGGGGAGGATAGCATGGAGACGCTCAACTTCGAGTTGGCCACTCCGCCCGAGCGCGTCGGGATGGAGGCGATGTGGTGGAGCTCGGCGCTGCTCCCTCGGGGCGCACCCGGGGGGCTCAAGCTATACGACAGCCTCGAGGATGCGCGGTTCTCTCTCGAAGTGCACAAGCTCCTGTACCGGTGCGGGCACTACGCGGCCGCCCCGCGCAGCGAGCTGCTGCAGGCGCGAGACCACCGAGGCGCGCCGAAGTGGGGGTTCTACCTCGAGGAGGTGACCCCCCTCATCGATGTGTATACCAGCGCGGAAATGCTGAGGCTGGGTCGCGCCCGCGCCATGTCCGAGTACATGGTGTGGAAGTATCTCCTCAGCCGCGACCACACCCGCCTCCCGTCGGGCGGGCGCATCGCGTGCCAGCCCCCGCTCCTGGAAATGACCTCGCCCGCCAACTGGGGCGTGGCCGGGGAGCTGGTCATGCTCCTTGACTGCGGCCCGCGCACCCTGCAGGGTGCGATCGTCGAGGAGGGCGCCTGATGAACGAGGGATGGATCGTCTTCGACCTCGAGACCACGGGCCTCGGCCCCGACGCACGCGTAGTGCTCGGGTGCGCGACCGTGAAAGGCAGCGGGGACATTCGCACCTTCACGGACGTGCACGCCCTCGTCGATTTCCTGCAGGGAGCCGACGTTCTCGTCGGCCACAACATCACGGGATTCGACATCCCGGTGTTGCGGCGCCAGCTCGGCGACCCGCACCTGTTCGAGGGGCACGAGCTCATCGACACGCTTCTCGTGAGTCAGCAGGCGTGGGGCGCCATCATGCCGGAAATCGTGATGCGCCACCGCAACGCCGGGCGAACGGCGGAGGATCGCGAGCGGCGCTACCCGCAGGAGCTGCTGAGCAAGTGGAAGCTCCACTCGGCGGAGAGCTGGGGCTACCTTCTCGGCTACCACAAGAACGACTACCTGCAGCGGTACATCGCGCAGCACGGGCGCCCGCCGCAGGAGCCGACGCCCGAGCTCGCGAAGTACTGCGAGCAGGATGTGCGGCTCGAGGAGCGCATCTGCGAGGTGCTCCTGGGGTCCCCGCCGCCCGGCCATCCCGACTGGCCTGTCCCGCCCGTGGCGGCGTGCAAGGTTGAGTCGAAGGTCGGGCTTCTCCTGCAGGAGATGCAGGAGTACGGGATCTGCTTCGACGTGAAGCGGGCGGAAAGCCTCGCCGCCGAGCTGCTCGACCGCGCGGCTCAGATCGAGCGGGAGCTCGCGGAGGCCATCCCGGCGCGGTACGAGCCGTCCGGGCCCGTTACGGTACCGAAGCGCCCGAACCGCAAGACCGGAGTCGAGCCAGGCTGCGCCTACCAGCGGGTGCGGCCGGCGCCGTTCCACCCGGGCTCGACGAAGGCCATCGAGTGGTGGCTGCGTCGGAACGGGTGGCAGCCGGGGCGGCTGACGGAGAAGGGGCACGTGGTGCTCGACGACGAGGCGCTCGCCGAGGCCGAGGCGCGCGGGATTCCGCACGTTCGGGCGATCCGCGAGTACCTGCTGCTGACGAAGCGCATCGGCCAGCTCCACGCCGGGGCGCAGGCGTGGCTTCGGAAGGTGCGATCCGACGGCCGCATCCACGGCTCCGTGCGCGTCTCCGGCACGCGGACCTCACGCATGTCCCACCAGAACCCGAACCTCGCGCAGGTGCCGGCGGTGCGGGCCCCCTACGGGCGTGAGTGCCGGGGGCTCTTCCTCCCCCCGGAGGGGTTCGTGATGGTGGGCGCCGACGCGTCGGGGCTCGAGCTGCGGATGCTCGCGCACTACCTCGCCGTGCTCGGCGACGGCGGTGCGTTCGCGCGGCTCGTCCTCGAGGAGGACCCCCACGAGGCGTTCCGGAAGGCGACCGGCGCCGTGACGCGCGACACGCAGAAGACGTGGACGTACGCGTTCATCTACGGGGGCGGCGACGCGAAGCTCGGGAGCATCCTTATCGACGGCTGGCGCGAGGCGCACGAGCGTGGGGACGTGAAGAAGCCGCCGCCCCCGCTCTCGCTGGCGGCGACGCTCGGGAAGAAGAGCCGCCGGGCGCTCCTGAGGCAGTTCGGCGCCCTCGAGGCCCTCTTCGAGTCCTGCGCTCGCGCGTACAAGCGGGGCTGGATCCGCGGCCTCGACGGCCGCCCCATCGCCACGAAGTCGGAGCATGGCGCCGTGAACGACCTCCTGCAGTCGGCGGGCGCCATCGCGATGAAGTGGGCGTGGGTGCGCCTCGACGAGAACCTGCGCCGCGATGGCCGCATCCGCCGCATCCGCGACTGGCACATGCTGCTGAACATCCACGATGAGTGGCAGGCGGCGTGCCGGCCGGAGCACGCGGAGTACCTCGGCGAGCAGATGGTTCGCGCCATCCGCGAGGCCGGAGAGCTGTTGAACCTGAACATTCCGCTTGATGCGGAATACCGCGTCGGAAAGACGTGGGCCGACACGCACTAGGAGGACGACGTGACGCCGGACAGCTACCTTCTCCTGATGGCCTTCCTCGCTATGGCGGCCCTCGTGCTGCTCTCGAGGAGCGACCCCGAATGAGGCACCTACTAGTCGATGCGGACATCCTCGTCTACCGCCTCGGCCACGCCGTCCAGTCGGTCTACGAATGGCCGACCGGGGACGTGACCTTCCACGCGCGGCTCGAGCCGGCGGTCGACATGCTGAACGAGCAGGTCGCCGCGCTGCAGGAGCGTCACGCCGCCGACGCGGTGACGCTCATCCTGAGTCACGACTCCGGTGGGGCCCACCGCAACGCGGTCGGCCGCGGGATCGACTACAAGGGAAACCGGCGGAAGGTCGGAACCTATCGCCCCGTGATCTACAAGGCGCTCCGGCGGTGGTTGCTGGAGCAGCCCCACACCCGAGTCGAGCGCGGGCTCGAAGGCGACGATCTTCTCTCAATCCTTGCGACAGAGCCGACGTCAGAGGAGCGGCTCGTCGTGTCGGTGGATAAGGACCTACAAACCGTACCGGGCTTCCACACCGATTTTAACAGCGCCGTCGTTTGGCGCGTCGATATCGTGCAGGCAGAATACGCATTTCTCTGTCAGGCGCTCGCGGGGGACCCATCCGACAACTA